AGTGGTGCAATAGACTTAGTTACATTTTTATTTGTAGATGCAGGAACACCATTACTTAATGCACTACAAAATTTTAGTTAGGAGTTAGCTTATGCCATTAGGTGCAGCAAGATTTGGACTTCTTGGTGGAGTTGCAGATTTAGGTAAATTAGAATTAATTGAAACTGTAAATGCAAGTGCAGTATCATCTTTTGATTTCAGTACTTTAGGAACTTATAATGTTCATTTTTTAACTTATAATGATTTGTTCAATTCTACTAATGATAAAGGTTTTGGAATTAGATTATATGAAAGTGGAGTGTTAGAAACTGCTAGTGTTTATCAAGTTGCACTACAATATGGTGATTCAAATGGGACTTTTGGTGAAGCTAGAAGTACTGCTATTAATGTTTGGCAATTTAGTTCTAACACAAAAATTTCAACATATCCTAGAAGTAGAGCAAATGGATATTGGTATTTTTATAATTTAACAGATAGTTCAAAGTATAGTTTTGGAACACATCATAATATAAATATAAATAATGCAAATAATACAGATACCAGATTTGGAAGTTTTGTTTTACCACAAGCAAGTACAGTTGATGGAATACAAGTATTTGGTTATGACATAGGAAATATTACAGGTACATTTTCTCTATATGGAATTGCAGAAAGTTAGATTATGGCAGTAGGTAATTTAGAATTTATAAAATCTGCTAGTGGAACTTCTGTTAGTTCATTATCAGTAACAGATTGTTTTAGTGCTGATTATGATGTGTATTATTTTGCTTTAGCAGTAACTAATCAATCAAGTGGAACAGCTAATATAGATGCAAGACTTTTGGATAGTGGTGGAAGTGAAGTATCAACAAGCACTTATGATTTTGCAGGATTAGATTTAAACAGTTATGCTGCTTTTGCAGAAGTAAGATTAACTTCACAAACATCATATAAAAACTTAACTATTTCTGATAATGACAATCCACAAGAAGATGGTAATGCAGGTTTTTATGTTTTTAATCCTTATGACAGTTCAAGTTATACATTTATTACAAATCAATCAGCTATGATTATTGAAAGTGGTGGTACAACTAATAGATTTAAAGGTAGAAAAAATATTTATGTAGAAAAAACTGCACAATCAAACACAGGTTTAAAATTTATACCAAGCACAGGAAATTGTGATATTGAAGTATCAGTATATGGAGTTAAATAATGGCAGGTAGCTTAGTAAAAATAGCAGAAACAACAGTTAGTTTATCAGTTAATTCAGTAACTTTAACAGGTATGACTTCTGAATATGATGTATATATGGTTAGCTACTTTGATGTTAATAGTGATAATGCTAGTGGTGCTGCAACTTGTATAAGATTTACAGAAAGTGGTACTGCTAACTCTAGTGCAAATTATGATTGGGCTTTTAAAGAATTAATTTCTAATGCTTCATTTACTAATCCATCTAATACAAATTTAAATGAAATAAGAATTGGTAGTGCTACAACTACTGTAGGAAAGGATAATGGAACTCTATATATTTTCAATTCACAAAACTCATCAGAATACACATTTTTAACTTCAGAAAATGTTAGGCAAACTTCAACACCAATTCAAGGTAGGCAGGGTGGTGGAGTATTTACAGTTACAAGTACAGTAGATGGAATAGAATTTGGTGTAATGGCTAATCCTACAAATAATATAACTTCTGGAACAATTAAGTTATATGGTTTAAAGAAGTAAGTATAAGAAATATATAGTAAGATAGGAGTAATATGGCAACATTAGAGGAATTTCAAGCAGAATGTAGATCTGAACTTCAAGCTCTTAGAGATGGAGATGGAATCTTTAAACAAATTAACAATGAAAGATTACCTATTTCTGATGATGACTTTGAGCAGATGGTTATTGATTGTGCTAATGGTAAATTTAATGAACAAGAGTTTGGATATGTACAAAAAAGACAAGAAGCCTATCCTGCTATTGGAGAACAGCTTGACTACATCTTTCATAATGGCTTAGATGCTTGGAAAGCAGATATTATACAACCTATTAAGGATCAGTTTCCAAAACCATAAATTTGTCATAGTATTTAACTATCCTAAACTTATAGGAGGTTGAATAATGAAATCATTAACTCAATACTCAGAACAGCAGGGCAAAAGACCAACAGGGCAATTTGCTGCAACTAGATTTATCTTAGATAATCCAGAAGCAAAAGCAATATTCCTTAAAGTGGCAAAAGAAGCTGAACAAGAGTATTTATCTGATACTATAGCTGCACAATATTTAGTAGATCACTATAAGCAGTTCAAACATCTCAATTACAACACAGTAAGGAGATACTTTAAGGATTATAGAGATGGCAGAATCAAATAATCTAAAGAAGTTTGCAGAAACTGTACAGGATAGAGATCCTAGAAAATCTAAAAAGAAAATAGAACATCCTAAAGGTTTTAATCCTAGTGTTTCCTTTTCACAGCAAACAAAGTCTGGAGAAATAGTATCTGAGCCACAAAAGGAGAACAAAATTGATTGGAAAGAGCAGTTAGAAAGCTATTTTGGGGCAGATGCAAAAAATTATAAAGTTTTACAAGATACTGCAGAGATTAGATTCTGGGATATGGCAGGAAATCCTCCACAAAGACTCTATTACTTTAAAGCAAAAATTGTATCTAATAAGGCTTATATGCCTGATGATGATTTTAAAAAGTTATTAAATGCAGCTAAAAAGAAAAAGCCTACACCTAAGAAAAAGCCAACAAAAGACACTAAAACATTCTGTATAGCTTTATCTGATTGGCAAATAGGTAAAGAGGGAACAGAACAAACAATAGAAAGATGGATGGATTCTATACCTAAAATAAAAGAACAGATTAAAACATTAAGAAAATCTGAAACTATAGATCAGCTATTTATTGCAGGTTTAGGAGATATTGTTGAGGGTTGTACAGGCTTTTATGCACAGCAAGAATTTACAGTTGAGTTAGATTATAGACAACAGCAGAAAGTAGCTAGGAGAATGGCTTATACAGCTTTAAAAGAGCTTGTGCCAATGTTTGACAAGACTGTAGTAAGTTTTATTGCAGGAAATCATGGAGAGCCTAGAAACTCTGGTAAGAGCTTTACAACATTCTCAGATAACAGAGATATTATGCTTGGAGAGGAACTAGCAGAGATATTTAAAGAAGCTCCTGCATATAAAGACAAAATAGACTTTATAATGCCAGATTCCTTATCTATAACCTTAGATATATCAGATACAGTAGTAACTCTTGTTCATGGGCATCAGATGAGAGGTGGAGGCAATCCACAAGCAAAAGCAAGAACTTGGTTAGCTAATCAATCACTTGCTAGATCTGAAATAGCTGATTCTGATCTTTTACTTATGGGGCATTATCACTTCTTTTCTGCTTATGAATCAGATGGCAAAAGATTAATACTTCAAGCTCCTAGCTTAGATTCTGGATCTGAATGGTTTGATAATACAAGTGGAGGCAGAAACTCTGCAGGAGTTCTTACTCTTGTAATTGGTGGCTCAGAAAAATGGAGTAATATAAGAGTTATAAGGTAACTTATGAAACAAATAACAAGAGAACAATGGGGAGCAAAGCCTCCTAAAAATTCTTACTCTACAAATATAGATATCAAAGGACTAGCAGTTCATTATTCTGCTATGGCAGCTCCTAAAAATGAAGTAGAGGAAATACAACAATTAAAAAATATTCAAAAGTTTCATCAAGTAGATAGAGGATGGAATGATATTGCTTATAGTTTCTTGGTTGGAGATTCAGGAAATCTTTATGTAGGTAGAGGGTTTGGAAATAGACCTGCATCACAGGGAACTAATGATGGTAATAAGCAATATTATTCTGTGTGTTGGCTAGGAGGAGAAAATGATACACCTAGCAACAAAGCACTAAAAACAATAAAAGAATTATGGAAAGAAATAGGAGGAGAGCTTAAGCCTCATAGTAAATTCAAAGCCACTAATTGCCCAGATGATTTTTTAAGAGAGTGGATTATAAAAGTACAAGAGCCTGTAGATAATAAACAAAAAGATTATGTTGTATTAGCAGATCCAATTAAACAAGATTTAGATGAAATTAAAGATGAAATAAAACATTTACAAGCTGAAATAAAAGCTCTTAGGCAAACTTGGATTCTAAAAGGTTTCAAAGCTGAATAAATAACAATGAATATAAAATGCCATTCTTGTATGGAAAAATTAGAATTAATTAATAAGGCTTTTGTTTGCATAAATAAAAAGTGCATACAATTTAAGAAAGTACAAACAAAGATACCAGAGGAGGAATAGTATGTCTGATGAGTTAAAAGATATGTTAGAGAGAGCTATTTGGACTTTTATTGAAGCATTTTTATCTGCTTTAGTAATTAGCCCAATTGCAGGAGTAGATGCTTCAGCACTTCAAATTGCAGCAATTGCAGGTGGTGGTGCAGCTTTATCAGTTATAAAGACTTTTGCTAAGAAAAAAATAAGCTAGACTTATAGAGAGGGATCAAGCAATTGATTTCCTTTTAGTTACAAGTAGCATAAAAAAAGAGGAGATTTGTATCTCCTCTTTTTTGTTGAACAGGTGGAGGTTGATTAGGACTGCATACACTTAGGGGAGTATATGAAAAGCTCTACCTGTTCTTTATTAACTATAACAAAGCTCTGGAACAAATAATAATTTTTTAATCTTTCTCATAATTTTGTCATTGTTGTAGTTTATTATGTACAAAACAAGCAAACTTGCTCTGTAGCTTTTAGAGAGAGTTA